CGTATGACGTGGAATATCTGGACGGTGCCGTGAATCCTCCTAACCTTATTGCATGGTGTGCGGTCTGTGCTGTCAAGGGGGCTACGTCGTACGACTGTTGTACGGTTTTCGATAGTCCACAGGCGCAAAATCTGATTATCTGTGTGTATAAAAATTTTGACAGACTGGACACGACTCGCTATAATGATAACGAGTTAGAAAAAATCTTGACATAAGGGAGGTAAAAATTGGCTAGAACCAAGGTTGACATTTTCCGAACAAGAGTGTATGCCGTTCTTAAGGGCATGGAGCTTGTTGACGGTGATTTTATGGAAGCCGAGCATGTTATCGACGGGCGTTTGAAGGATGCTCGTGCGTATTCGATTCGTGCGAAAAAACTGTTTCCTAATTTCATTCCACGGTCTATTAATATTTTTTCGCAAAAGGTTTCCATGAATGAGGAGACTTTTTACAAGTACGCTACTTTTGAGGAACCTCAGAAATGGAACCCCGAAGAACATACAAACAAACGACACGCCGACATTGAAAATAATGACGGCATGTGATATAAAATATTTTAGGCATAAGCCTGAAAACAAAAACAATAACCATAAGGGAAGGTAAAATATCATGGAAAACACCAACACCGCACTTGTCGCATTCAGCACCGAAAGCACCGAACTCGGCACCGTCCAGCACTTTATCGACACCTCCACCCGTGAAGGTAAAATCAAGCTCTATAGCGCATTGCAGAACGCCGAAAAGCTGGACGAACATTTGAATGAAACCTTGAACATGGTGAATGCCGTCGCACAGGCCGTGCAGGTCACGGACGACCAGACGGGCGAAATCTCCAATACCGTGCGCGTTATCATCGTGACCGATGACAACAAGGCGTACGCGGCCACCTCCCCAACGTTGGCGGCAGGATTGAATACCATGTTCGGGATCTTCGGAACCCCGAACACTTGGGAAGCTCCACTGTCCATCAAGGTAGTGGAACGCCGCTCCCGTCGCGGCTTCAAGTTTTTCAGCATTGAGCCGGTGGACGGTCAGGAAACCAAGTGAACTCGCTATAATCGTTAAGTAGCGTTCACTATTGAGAGCACCCACTTTGGGTGCTCTCTCGCCATCTTAAAGGGGTGCGCACTATGTCCCGCAGTCGCAAACAAAAACATGTCAAGGCACGTCAAGCCGCGCAAGCCCGTGTCGCGCGTAACATCAAACAGCTCGGCAGTTACTCCCATTCAAATCTCGCCAAAACCGCAGACCAACAGTTAGTCAACATTGCTAAAACCTTAGGCAGGGAGTGGGAGCGGCAGAAGCAACAGGCTGTTGCGGAAGCGAAAGCAACCCCCTATCATGCTACCGCCGTAGAAAAGCCGACGAAAAAAGACTATATGTTCGCTCAGCGTACGCCCATATCGGACGCGCAGATCGAAGCGGAACCCGTAGCAAAACGGCGCAAACTCCTTAGGCAACAGCAACGGAAAATCAATGCGGCACGCAGGAAGATCAATGAATGGAACAAGTCTCAGGCCATGCCCGTAAAAAGCGTATACGATCAGCGCGTGGCAGAACTTGGAGGCAGTACGGGCGAGGGGTTCGGACGCACTCAAATCATCCCGTCAAAGCTCACCGACTTTCTGCAAATGACTAATGTTCTGAGCGATGAGGCATTCGTTCGCTCTCAATTGGAGAGCGGACACCGTAATGAATTGCGTGAGCAGATGCACGATGTGGCCGAAATACTAGGGTTGCGCACCGAACAGAAACGCAAACCGTCCAAAAAGTCGAGAACGGGCAAACAGGACAAAGATTTGTACGGCGAGCATGATTGGCCGTCCTATATGTCGCGCGGACGCTATGAAGTGTTCGAGAAAATCTTGGCTACCACGCTCGGCTCGAAACGCCTGAAGCGGTTCCGCCAACTCTCAGCCACGCAAAAGAGGGCTTTTATCGAGCAAACGGATGCGCCGCGTATCGTGTTTGACTGGACGGTATATGACCCCGTTCGACACGGTTTTATTTCAGTATTCAGGGATGACGGCGAGGGCTATCAGCGTTCGCGCAGGCAGTTTGACCGATGGATGGTAGAAGCTAGCGCATTGGAAAAGTAGCGGTCGTCGGCAATCAAGGGAAGTTATACTATGATAGTGCAGGATAATAGGGTGGGATTATGGTGTGCGGATAACGTCATACGATTCACGGACGGCACTGTCCTGCGTGACATTGCCGCCCCTAGTTGTCTGTTGGCGTCCATCATGACGGGCGGCAGACTCACCGTCTACGTGACTGACCCCGAACTGCTTGATCCGTTCATTGCGCATGTCGTACACGCATTACCTCACAATGAGCATAACGCAAACTTGAGCTGGGACGCGATTATCTCGAAAAAGGGTAAATTTTTCAGCTTCACCGCGAGGATTGATCGTAATAATTCCGCACGATTTTTCGACATTTCCAATCTCTTGCGGGAAAACTGCCGTCTCACCATGCCCGATGCCCAGCTACTCAATATTCTGCGCGAGTACGATAATCGCAACTTGTGCAAGATCACGGCAGGCGGCGCGAGCATGGAGGCTTTTGCGGCTGGTGAGTGGAAGTGGTATTACGACAAATTCCCCCAACTTGAAGATGAAACTAAAAAGTCACTGCATGACGCCTATATCGGCGGATTTATGATCGCCAAAGAAGGCATGTACGGTAAGGCTATCGACGTTGACTGCAATAGCATGTATCCGAGTATTTTGCGGGATGAATGGCTCCCATGGGGAACACCCGAGCAGTATGAAGGCAAATACGAAGAAGATAGCGACATGCCACTGCACTGTGACGAACTCACGTTTCGCGCGGACCTCAAACCAAACAGATACCCCTTTTTATTGGACAATCGCAGTGTCTACGGACTTAATAGGCTCACTTCCACCCGTGGCTACATCACCCGCGTATTGACTGACATAGATCAACAGCTTTTATACGAGAATTATGACGTGAGCGTGTACAAGCATGTAAGGGGGTGGAAGTTCCGCCGCTCCAAAGGCTTTTTTCGCTCGTTCGTGGATGAATGGGGGGAATTGAAGCAGAAGGCGACGGGCGAGAAGCGACAAATGGCGAAACTGATCATGAACGCTCTCGTGGGGAAGATGGCGAGTCTGCCCAAAGGTTCCGTCATGCTCCCCACGTCTAAAGATGGTATCACCCTCGATTGGGATATTGCGCAACGTGAAGAGTCGAATTTGAAAACCGACTTTTTGCCCGTGCCTGTGTGGGTCAACGCCTACGCAAGAAAAAAGCTTATGACCGTCTGCCATGCGAACGCTGATAGATTATTGTATGCCAATACGGATGGGTGCATCCTATCAGGCTGGGAACCGGTACGATCATGCGAGATCCATTCGACCGAACTGGGTAAGTGGAAGATCGCCGCCCGATACGAAAAATTGACCATACTCGGTATGAACCGGTATCAAGGATGGAGAGCAGACGGGGAGGTTGACGTATGCATGGCTGGAAACATGTTCTCGCAGCCCATCCCCTACGAAGAGTTCCAGCATGGCGTGCAAGTCATGGATGATTACGGGACAATGGTCATGCTATAATGCCTATTGTCTTCTGAGCGTCGATTTTCGACTGGGAATAACACGTGATCGGACTGCCACGGCTGAGAATGCCGCCGACCGTGAATATCACTATCGTGGCGGTAGTGCCCTACGATCTTCAACTTGCGCTCACATAAGACAGTTTCGACCCCCGCGTGATTGCGGGGGTCATTTATTTTCTCCCGCCGCATGATATAATTTTGATGGAAACATTACCCATATGAAGGGAGCTTTTGTATGGCAGACCCAAACAATGACGGCGAGGAAAACACTACCCCACCGCCAACCGAAGAAGAACAGCAGACCGAAACCGTGGATGATGAAGTCAAACCGAAGGAGCAGGAACCGGAACCGAATCAGGAGCCGGACGTTTCCGCACGACTCGACTCCATCGAAAAGGAATTGGCCACCCTCAAGGCCATGATGGACATGCTCGGCTACAATGACCCCACCCCGTCTGACAATGACGGTGACGGAGACGGTGATGACGAGTCTATCGAAGACCTGTTTGACTAAAATAGTTAGGAGATAATATATAATGTCTAATATTCGACCGTTAGCCGGTAAGGGTGACGTTGAGATCTTCAACGCAGTCCGAAACGCAACCAGCCCCCAGTTCCAGACCCGTATTCCGAGCGCAACGCAGGGCAATATTCGCAACGCGGTGGATACCATGCGCAATTTCCCGTACCTGCGCGATGAGTTTACGGGCGTGCTTATCCAGCGCTTGATTGGCCTATACGTCCAGCATGCCGACTGGGACGACCCGCTCAAGCTCATCGGCTCCCCACGCACGTTGAAGCGTTACGGTTCTACTTATGAGCAGGCGGCGGTCGGCCTTGTCAAGGCACGCACCCGCAACTTTAACCAGGAGTACTTGGGCGATGATGTGTATGGCCGCTACAGTCTGCCAACCGCGTCCGTATTCCACCCGCTGACGTTCGATCATTACTATCCCGTCACCATTCCGGAAGACGCGCTTCTAACCGCGTTTGATGGAGAGTCGGGCATGAGTGACTACATTTCCGAGATTATGAACGCCCCTATCCTCTCGGATAGGAACGATATGTATTTGATGAAGACGCAGTGTTTTGCGGAGTACGCACGCAAGGGCGGCTTCTACCGCGTCCACACCCCCGACGTTGGCAAGGCGGATTCCACGGAAGCGGACGCAAAGGGATTGCTACGTCTCATCCAGCAGACTGCGAACGAACTTAAGGCCAGTCCAATGTCAGCCATGCCACGTTACAATGCCATGAGCTGGGTGACGCCATGGCGCGATTCGGAAGCCATTCTGTTCGCTACCCCGCAGGTTATCGCCGCGTTGAACGTGGAAGCATTGGCCGCCGCCTTTAATATTGATAAGGTTAATGTCCCGTACCGCATTATTCCTATCCCGGAAGACATGTTCGGTATCGGCGGACAGGGCGGCAAGGTTCAGGCCGTCCTGACCACCGAAGACTTCTTCTTCTGCTGGGACGAGATGTTGGAAACTACTACTTCCCCCGTGAATCCGATTGACGGCACCCGCAATATCTTCTACAAGCATCGCGGTTCGATTACCCCTAATCCGTTCGCTAACGCCGTGCTGTTTTGGACGGGCGAAGGTTCCAGCGAGTCCGTGACATTGCCGGATACGCTCACCACCTCGAAGCCGGAATTTACCCTGCGCGTTATGAAGTACGGTCAACCTTCCATTACCCCCCAAAACGTGTCCCGTGGCGACTTGGTGCAGGTGAAGTCTGAAATTACGAGCGCAAATAAAGCCGAAGCATCCTTCCAACCGGTCGGCATCACCTACGAGCTTGAGGGCGCAACCTCCCAGTTTACGACTATCGACAATGACGGTATTTTGCGTTGCGGACTGGATGAAACCGCCGAAACCCTCAAGGTTACCGCTCAAGCAACCTATATCAACCCAGCCCACCCCGAGATCGACCAGACGGTTTCCGCCGCACTGTTCGTGCCGGTTGTCGGTGAATGGCTCGGCGGATGGAAGGTCGGAGCCATTGAATCCCTTGAAATCCAAGGCGAAAAGACGGTTAAGAATGGCAAGCATATCGCACTTAAGGCTATTGCCACCAAGACTGACGGCAACACGGCGGACGTGACCAATCTCGCCATGTGGTCGGTAGACCAGTACGCGACTATCACCCCTAACGGTGTATTGTCCGGAACCGACGCAGGAGTAGCCAATGTTACTGCAAAATTTGCGGGAGCACAGGGAACGGCACAGATCACCGTCACCGCCTAGTAATGGACGTTGACTAGTAGAATAGGTGCGAGAAGATAATTCTCGCACCTATTATTTTTAGGAGGACTTTATGAGCGCAAACGATCTGCCCATCAATTTCAGTTACGCGAAATGGACGCCAAACACACGTTTCAAGCTCTGCAATGTTCCGTGGGACATGGGCTATAGGGATATTGTCAAATGGGATAAAAACGCTCAGCAAGAGTATTTCAACCGGCTGGACGGTATCGAATTTACGAATTGCACCATGTCAAAATATGGGTTGCCGGTGCGGTTGCCCATACCGTTTGCTCAAGCGTGCCAATACAATTATCTGATCGCTACGAACGACTATGATTTCGATACCCCCCGTAGTTGGTATTATTTCATTCAGACATGCGATTATGTTAACGCCAACACCACACAGTTGAATATTCAGTTGGACGTGTGGCAGAGCTTCCAACATGATATTCAGCTTGGCAACGCCTACGTAGAAAGGGGACATGTGGGGGTTGCGAACGAAAACGCTTGGAAGGACTGGGGTAAAACCTATTTGGATCTGCCTGAAGGACTCGACACCGGCAAATGCACCGTGCTCACGAATGAGTCATGGCACCCATTAATGGGGGCTAAATCAAACTCGGAATATTCCTACGGCATTATCATTGCCACCACCGTGAAGCTAGAAGCCGACGCCGGGAGTAAAGATAACCCTACTATTCAGAGCGCTACCGGAAGTACGTTTGAAAACCAGATGAACGGTACGGAACTGTACTATTTGGACAATACGTCCGATATTTTTAGATTTTTCGGGGCAGGGTCTACGAAACCGTGGGCTACACAAGGCATATGCGGGATTTACATGGTGCCGACCATTCCAATGAAAATGCTTGAAAATCATGCCGCCAAAAATCCGAAACTGTTCGGACAGGATGTGCAATGGTCGGGGTCATGCTGGCTTTTGACGGGTAACGTTGCAAATTCTTCCGATAGGTATGAAGATATTATCGATATTAAGAATTTTCGTGACGCATTCCAGATCCCCGCACGGTACAGGTATTTGAAGAAGTTCCTTACCGCCCCCTATGCTTATATCGAATGTTCATGCCTGAACGGGACCGTGATCACGTATGAGCCTGAGCAGATCCCCTCCGCTGATCTGATTATCCGCGAGTCATGGAATTACGCGCCACCATCCCCCCGCCTGAACTTCTACGCACGCGGCTACCATGCCGGAAACTTGGGCGAACGTCAGCCATTGCCGAATGGACTCGGTTTGCCTATCGATACGGGCGAAATGCTCAACGCATCCTTTGGTATCACCAATTTCCCTACATTCATGGCCGTGAATAACGGTAGTGCCCTCGCTCTCGCCAACAGCGCGTACACGCGCCAATACGCCCAGCAAAGCGCTGACTGGGGGTATCAGAAAACCCAAATGGGCATCAACAACGCTTACGCGCAGGCCCAGCTCGGCACCCAATACGCAAGTGCGCAAAACCGGCTCGGCACGTCGAACCGGAACGCCATGAACGCGATCAGCAACCAGAGTGCGCAGATGGGCACCGATCTGACGTTGAAAAACCTTGGATTCAACAATCAAATGGCACAGCTCAACACTATCGGGTCGGGTGTGGCAAACGCGGTTGGTTCCGCCGTCACCGGTAATATAGGAGGTGTGGCCGGTGCTATAGCGGGCACCGCGATAGGCGCATGGACGAACCAGCAAACCTACAATAATAACGTCTCAACCGCCAACCAGCAACTAGCGAACACACAGACCACCAACAATGCCAGCACCTCACAGGCCAACGCCTATAGTCTCGCGCAAACCAACCTGTCCAACCAGCAAACCATGCAACTCGCGGATATGAACCGGCAGTTGGCGCAGGCCACCGCGCAGGGCGATTACGAAAACACGATCGCAGGAATCAACGCGCAGGTACAACAGACGCAAACAGTGCCGCCCACCACGTCCGGCGCACTGGGAGGTGACGCATTCAACTTGGCCAATGGCCTGATTGGTGTCATGGTGCGTTTCCGGCAGATTCCACCGGCAGCCATGCAAGCGATTGGAGAGGTGTGGTTAAGGTATGGCTATTATGTGCAGCGGTTTATGAGACTGCCGGATAATCTTATGGCCATGAGCAATTTCACATACTGGAAGCTGCATGAGCTGTATGTGCGTAGCTCGACGTGTCCAGAAGAGTACCGCCTGACCGTCAAGGGCATTTTTGAATCCGGTGTGACGGTATGGACCGACCCCAATAAGATTGGCGTAACGGATTATGCGGACAATGTGCCACTAGCCGGTATCGCATACTGAAGGGTATAATGGAGAGAGCATATTAAACTCTCTCCATTATTATTTTTTTAGGACGGTGACCATGGGTAAACGTAACAACGCACGTAAGGCCGCGCACTGGGACAACCAGAGCGTGCTCGGCTCTATGTGGGGCAATTTGAATCTGCCCGAAATGCGACAATCATTACGCATCAATCAATATATGAAATTGATTGAAATGTTGGCAGTAAGTCGATTCAAATGGATTAATCTACCCCCGTATATTGATGAAAGATACTTGGAACTGACCTTGTTTGAAAACGGGTTGGCTCTCTTTTTTCCCGACAAGCGTAAGGGGGTAAACCGTTTTATGGTCACGTCCGGCAATATTGGCGGTGTGAATAATTACAATAACCCCACCAGTTTCCAGCCGGTTGCTACCAGCTATTCTCACCCGCAGATCGGAAGCAAGGAATGCGTGCCCATTTGGGATAACCAGTTGCGTTGCACCATGATCGACGTCATGTGGAATTACGCCACACGACTCGCTATCGCAGACCGCGCTTTGGACGTCAACTTGGACAATATTTCAGTGCCGTTGATTATCGCCACGTCCGAAACCAACAAATTGACCGCCCAAAATCTCATGAAGGCAAGGGAAGATGGCGACCCATACATTTACACCTACGACTCGGCGGACATTACCGGCATGTTCCAGACATTCCCCAACGTCACGCCATTTCTTGCGGATAAGATCATCACGACGAAAACGCAGATCTGGAACGAGTTGGTGAATTACCTTGGTATCGACAATTCGACCACCGAGAAGAAGGAACGGCTGCTTGAGTCGGAAGTCACAGCGGGCAACAGTCGTACGAACGTGTTCCGCCTGAGCTACTTGAAGGCGCGTCAACAGGCGTGCGATACGATCAACCGGTTGTGGCCGCAAATGGCCGACTCCGGATACCCCATCGGTATCGAATGGAACGACACCACAAGTGGCGGACTCTTGGATGTGGAAGGCAATAAGGAGGAAGAATAATGGCACAGGACTTGAGCATGTATGCAGTCAAGGATAGTATGGCGGATTACACCTTGACTCTCGGTAATCTCATAGACCGTGGTTTTGATACGGACGAAAAATTGCATTTGAGCGCTCAATATTATCCGATTTTCGACGAAAATTATCGGGCAAAATTGAACGAGAAAATCGTAGCACACTACGCACTACGTGAAATCGGTTCGGAAACGCCGCAAATGTTCGTCTTTTATCTGGGGCGTACCATGCGTGAACAGATGGATTATTTCAACCAACTATATTTGTCAGCTCAACGTAAGTTCGACCCCTTCATCACGTCCGACATTCGGCAAGAAATGGACTCGACCAGCACCAACGAATCCAGCGGAAAATCTACAGGAGAACAATCCAATACGTCCACAGCAAACAGCACGTCCGATACCACCGCCGACAACTCCAGCATGACGTTTAACAGCGAGTTTCCACAAACCCGTATCGACGATTTTCGCAAGTACGCCACCACCGCAAGTCAGACGGACTCCACCGGCAACACGCATACGGCAACCCAGCAGGACAGCACGGCCACCGCGTCCAGTACCAGCAACACGGATTACGCGCACTCATCCGATAAAGGCAACAGCACGTCGCATACGCTCGGTACCAGCGGTTCGCAATCCCAGCTCTTGCAGGACTGGCGCAGTACCATGCTCAATATTGACCTTATGGTCATTAACTCTTTGGAAGGCTTGTTTTTGGGGCTATGGGGCAGTGGTGACAACATGACCAACGTTCCACAATTGTATTCCACGTCACTCGCCTAT